GGTTTTTACCATCAATTGTTCTTATCAAATACTTAATAGTATATGTTAATGTTGGATCGCTAGAACCAGGAAACTTAGCTTTGAACTCCCTTGCTTTATTAACTACGTTATCAAGCATTCTCGGAGTTTGAATATTTAATTCAATTTCTACTCCAGTTTTTGGCAAAGTAAATCTTCTATAATTATTAAATTCCTCAGTATACTTTATTGGAGGAAGCTCATCAAGATTAACTGTTTCTTTTCTTGTGAATCCGCAATATGGGCACCTTACATCCATAATGTAATCTGACCCATAAGTTACAGTTCTTAATTTATACAATAAAAATTGGTAGTCCCCCACACACATATCGTACGAGGAAATACCAATGTCTCCTACTATACAATCGTCAATGATTTCACATAACATTCTATATGGATAATCTGTAACAGCCAGTCTCTTTTGTTCCTGTTCAGTAGTCATACTCTTTATTGTTACTACCGGATTTATCTCGCTATCATAAATCTTTCCAAGACTGGGTAATTCATAGGTTTCAGCGATTGTATAATTAGTCATATTATTTATCTCCATTTATTAGTTTTCTACTCAGTATCTGAAACAAGACTATCAAAGTCTATCTGTTTTTGTGGTGAAGCAAACTTAACTCCTAACTGATTTCCTTTTTGAAATTTATCTTTTTCACGGGCTCACTTATTCGTTACATCAATAGTTTCTTCATCATCAGAAAGTGGTTCTTCTTCAGATTTTTCTATCTTTATTTCATCTTCCATGCCATATTCTGACATTGGAACATATTCTTTTTCAAATATTGCTGGATATATAATTTTAGCATACAGATCTGGCATATTTTTTTCCATATACTTGATATAATTAGATATCACAGCCGCTACTTTCATTAATCATGAATTATTAGAAAGAACTAATAAAACATGTTTACAAGCAGCTCCTTTATCATCGTTTACATTTGTTCAAGTAAACCTTGGTGCTTGTGTCTGTACTAATCTATCCTCTTGCTGGTTAGGACTTTTATCTACAATACGTCCTTCTTTATTAAAAACATCATCATAAGAAGAAATAGAATGCTTTAACGCTCAATGACCAAATCTGTATTTTCAATCTGGGCAGCTACATCTTATATAAACATCTTCTCCGTTGAAGGTTCTAATTAATGCCCTAGCTACTTGTCTAAAATTAATTGGTTTTTCTGGGTCTAATTCTTTCTGTAAATTTCCAAGTATACCACTCATCTTAAGGGTTACTATATAATTATTTGTTTCTCCTTGTACTTGTATATTTACATCTAATATATCATCCTTAAAGAATTTATTCATATTCATTGAGTTAAATTCTTTAACTGATTTTGCTACCTTTGAATGAACCCTTCTAGCGTATCTATTTTTTCCTTTTCCCTGATTTGATGCTGCATAATTAGCACCAGCTTTAGATCTAGATAAAAGTTGTGCACGACTGTCCTCGTTTATTCTATTCACACCAACCCCTTAATCTAAATCTGAATTTACTAACTGTCCTTTTGATAAACTTTCTAAAGATAATTCTCTTGACATAGATTTTAATAACGCATCCTTTAATTTCTTAAGATAACCAAGAGATCTTATATCTTTGAAAATTTGATTTCCTTTACCTGTTTCTCCATCAACAGCAATACTGTTTGTACGCATAAGATAAAGAGAACTTATTGTCCTATTTATTTCATCATAATCTCCAGAAGAAAGAACCTGATTAATTTTTGTTACTCATTTTTCAACTTCTTTTTCCGTATTATGTTTCGTTGCAGATTTAATTGGTTTGGGCTCTTTTACCCATTCATTATCACAAACTGAATATATACCATTAGAAACTGTTGTAGATCTAACGTCTTGAACATATAATTCTACGGGTATTCCTTTTATAGTTATATCAGTTTCTTTATTAAATTGAGATTTCTTTGCATCATAGTATGCTTTTAATATTGCATCTTCTTTTCCTAATACTTCAAAGTTTGCCATTATATGAACATCTAAATCAGAAGTATCAGTATAATTATACCCAGCATTAGAACCTACAATTTGAATATCCAATATTTGTATTGGGGCTTCTATATACTGTTCAAATGCTGCACAAATCTGTATAATCTTTTCTCTAACTTCAGGAAGAAGTTTACTATCTGGACCCCAAAGTTTTCTATTTAGTTCATCTCTTACTACAAAGTCTTCCTGAATTCTCATTTACATTCCTTACTAAATTATACAATACGGGGTAATGAATACCCCGTATTGTTAGTTGTTAAAATTATTCAGTTAATCCTGAAACATCAATTTCTGCTCTGTCGTACTCAATAGTTGCGTTTATGCTCTTCTTACCATTGTTTTCAGCATTGTAATCTTCTTCTTGTAATCTAGAAATCCAGCAACCATGCAGTCTCCACTGTCTTACAACTTGACCGTCTGGTGAATATTCAATCAGATAACAATCTTTCTTATATTCAGAAACAAGACCAACCTTTTCTGTTCTAACATTATAAGAAAGATTCTGCCAAGCTTGAAGAACGCTCTTTGTATCAGCACCAATGTAATCATTAACAACAAGTGAACCAGCATCAAAGGAAGGAACCCCAGCAAACTTTAATGTGCTATTTCCTCTCTTAACTGGAATAACATCTTGTTGGAAATGAGGAACAGATGTTGAAATAACAGATAAACTAATAACTTCTTGTGCATTTTTGATATACTTAATGGAATCAGGTTCGTTACCTTGCATTCCTGCTCTCATAATGCCATCAATATCTGTTATAACAAATTCAAAGTTATTAGTTCTTTGAATTTCAAACATGTTTGGATTAGCAGCAATATGATAAGTACCAAAATGAGTACCAGGAGCTATTGAATCCGGAGTAGTACTAGCAATACCAGTAATACCTTCTTTGATATCAGGAGTTATACCATTTTTAATTGTAACTGACATTTATATCTCCTATTCCTCTACAATAACTTCATCATCATTGGTTAAGATAATTGTTATATCAAAATCTTCTACTGCATATATTGGGAAGATCTTAATAGTTGCTTTTAATTGATGCTTGTTATCAGGTGCTTCCTTGATAATCTTATATCCAGAAATACCATAACTAGAAGCCATCTGGTCAAGTAATGGAACAATTTTTGATTTAAAGTTAATCCAAAGAACATCTGAATTTTGCTCGAACATTAACTGCTCTGCTGCCACGTAGCATGACTTCTTAATTTCTGCGACTAAACTTCTCATGTTAAGATAGTAAAGTGCCTTATCAGAATTGACTGTAGTTTTTGCTAATGTTCTATTGCCCCAAATTGTTAGCCCATAAGGTCTTACGCTAGTAATCGGATTAATGAATATACTTCTTTCTGAAGATCCACCAGTAGATGTTCCCCAGGTCATATAACTATCCGCAATAGCTCTAGTCATCTTTCCTGTTATTGCTAAACTAGTAGCACCAGGTACAACACCTCTATTAACACCAGCAATTGCTAACCAGTTTGGATTTGCTTTAACTGATTCAGCTAAACTAATAAGATAAGCAAATGAACCAGGCATTGGAACGCTTCCATAATAGAACCATGGACTAAACATAGCAGTATAATCTGTAGCAATTAATGGAGAAGCCTGAACTGCTGCAATAACAGAACCTACTCCAATCAGTGGTCTTTCCGGATAGTTAGTATGGTCAACAAGTACTATACAATCACCTCTACCAACCACAGGATCCTCTGAAGTAACAACTTCGTTTGGATTAGCAAGTGCCTGCATCTTTGATATAATAGAATTATCATTGAACTCGAATACTGGATATCCACCAGTAGTTAGATATTTAATCTGGAAAAGATTTCTATCATATAAAACATTATCTGCAGTCTTTTCAAATCTAGAAGAATCTAGATAGCTATATAATTCTGCGACTGAAAATCCATAGATAGTTAACAGTGTTGGATTACCGGCAGCAAGCTCAGTTGGAGCAGTTATAGTTACATCGTAGTTATTCCAAGCTCTCTTCCAGATACCTTCTCCCTGGTATTTCCATAAACTAAATACATAGCTTGGATCTCCCACTTCTTGAGCAGAAGTATTTGGAGCTATGTTAATAAACCAAGCACCATTTTCTTTACATAATTCGTCAGCCTCAGCGGGATAAGTACTAGTATCTGTCCAAGATTTAGTAGGAGCTGTTTCTAAAAATGTTTTTATTCTTGCCTCATATGTAACATCCAGCTCACCATCTCTTTTACCCCAAGGATCCAATGTTGCATAAGAAAAACCTACATCCTCTGGATCAGCTGGATGATCTGTTGTTTCAACGGTAGGACCATATGTTCCGGCGACTTCTGAAGTAGAATTATTAACTCTCTCATATACAACTGGAATTCCTTGTTTAAGTAATTCTGCAGCATACATGTAAGATGGATCGGAATCCCCCTCTTTAAACATAAGTTCTGAAGAATGAGAACCAGATGCCCAAGTTCCACAACTATCATATCTTATATCAGTAGCAAATACTGCTGCACTTGAACCAACTGCTGCTTTAAAAGTAGAATAGGAAGTAAATGTTGTTGGTGTTTTTGCAGGAAAACTTGCGTTGATTGAGAATCCAGGAACATATACCACATTATATAATCTTTCACTTGTTGTAGTTAGAGTTTCATCTCTCTCAACAATATTAATTCTTGGCATATAAATTTTCTCCTAAATTTATATTTCACTATAAGTTACTTTCATCTAATTCCCAATCAATGGAAATATTATCTCTTATTCTTGTATCTCATATATAAGCATCATCAATACTAATTCCAATAGACAACCTGGTAAATTCTCCAATGGATAATCTTAAATCATCAGAAGTATCCATAACTCCTGTTATCAGTCTTATTGTAGAATTATGAGGTATCGACATATTGTTATACGGAATAATAATCTGTAATGTTGGAAAATTAATTACATTAAAAATCATATTCCTAATGAAAGCATCTGCTTCTTTAAAATATCTTGTCCAGATATCTAATTGATAGCTTACATTTATTGGAATGGCATTTAATTGAACGCTTTTTTCTAAAGTGGCATCATACATTAAACCATCATAAGTTAATCTTTTCTTATTAGTATTTAATATTTCATAACCACCGACTCTGGAAATACTTAATATAGGAAGTTGTACCGCATTATCTTTTGTTTCATCTGCTAAAGTTTCAACTAACCTACCAGCTTGATTTGGCCCATATATATGAATGTTAGTATTTTCTGTTCAATTTTTTATTTTAGCAACTAATGCTTCATCATATAAGTAAGCACTCATTATCATTCTCCTGAAGTACCAAATAACCTATCAGGCTCTTCATTAAGGAGAGTGAAGTCAGTATTGGTAAAATCAAATGAAGTTTCTGGTTGGAAAGTATTTATATATTCAGGCACTATTTCGCAAGTTATTGAAGCAGGATAAACAATTGAATTCATCATGCTAACTACTCTGAATAATCTACCCTTACCATCATCAAGACCACTTGGTACTATGAATAATGCCCCTTGTTGTAAATCTGGTAAATCATAATCTACTTCAATCAAAGAAGCATTTGCTTGTAATTCAGACACCCAACCCATCTTTTTAAGAGTTCTTTGATCTGGATGCTCATGAAACATACAACCAACTAGTATAGGTTCTTGATAATTGGATTCTATTTCAGCATATGTAGTATAATGCTTATCAGGTTTTGGGGCTCTATAAAGAACTCATATTCCTAATAACTTACAAGCTTCTCTAAATCACTGTCTATGGAGTTTTGTATTGGAATTTACAAGAATTCCATATTTTCTTTCTTCTTCCATTAAAACTCCTTATAAAAATTAATTATACTCTTTCTTTCCTCTTACTTGTTTTTCAATGCTTCCTAATCCATCCCCTTTAAGGATAAAGTTAGTAACAGCAGTTTGTGCTCTTACGAGATCATTACATTTGGAAAGATTAAGCAGTAACTTTTTAACCTTTGGTTCTTTTTTCTTATCTTCAGGAACAACTTTGTTAACTAAATCATAAACATCTTTCGCTGATGTACACTGATCTAATTGGTTCATTACTTTTGACATAGCATTAGATGCTGTTCCTTCTTCATCAGAAAGTCTAGCTTCCTTTAATGCTTCATTCTTGATAGTTCCGTAAACTCTATTTCCATCTACTCTATAATTATATCTGAAAGATGACGGAGTAAATTTATTTTCGTTTACAGTTCCCCTTAAAGTAAAAGATTTCTTACCTTTACTAATCTGGAGGTTTTCCCCTAGAAATCTAACATTATTATTCTTGTCGATCGTCTTTGATTCAAATTTAAATGTAGTTTTCTTTTCTTTTCCAGATTTAAAATTAATAATTCCTTCAATAACTAATTCGTTACCTTTTGAAGAAACCTTAGTTGTTTTAAAAGAATTAACATTCTCGTAAACTTTCTTTAGATAAGATTCACCCATTGTATTAAATGGTTCTTCTTCGAAGTCATCAATGTCAACGTCAATTTCTTCTTCTTCGGGGACCTCTTCTACGGAATTTACATCTGCTAATATATCTGCTTCTTGAGCTGGTTCGATTGGTGCAATTACTTCTTCGCCAGTAGGTTCTTTTTCTTCAGCTTCAATATGAATCTTATCATGCTCAGTTTCTACATCAAGGTTCTCGATACCTTCTTTGAGAGATTCATTATTTGACATCTCCATATCATTTGGTATGTTATTGAGATTTAGTATCATATTATAAAGGTCTTTTGTAAACTTAAGCCCTTTATCATTGAAGAATTTTTTAGCTTCATCAAAATCTAATGTCTTATCTTTTGATTCTTCTATCTTAACCTCAGTTTCTTCTTCTTCATCTTCTTTAGGTTCTACATCAACTTTAATTTCAGTTTCCTGATAAGGTGCAACTTGACCTACAATAGTGAACCCGTCAGCTGAATAACAGAACGGACATTCTTCACCCTCATCTGCAATCTCTGTTTCTTCATCAAAGTTAACATCTTCTGCATTCTTGTAAATCTTTGAATGACAAACATTACAGTCAAGGATGACTTTACCAATGTAAGAATCTTCTAATTCTTCTTCTGTTTCTGCTTCAGGATCAATAACATCTTCAAAGTCAATCTTATCTTCACTGTCCTTTAAGAAGGAATCTAATTCATCTATTCCTGAAGCATCTAGATTAAAATCTTCTTCTTGAAGAAGATCAAATCTCTTAAATGCTTCCTGAAAGTATTGACTCATTTATTAATCTCCTTAATTATTCTAGTCTAATGGATATACAAGCTGAGTATTTTGTTCTAGATGCTGTCTTATTTCTG